AATTCTGCCAAAGGTAGAAACAGCTACGACAGCACTTCAACAGGCGCAGTCGTAGCTTTTTTTAACCGCAATGTTACTGAGTATCCTACCGAGGCCGGCGGATTTAAGTTTGATCTTGTACCTGTGGAACGTCAAAAAGACATCATGTTGAATGTTGCTAGGATGCACGCTCAACAAGAATATGATCGTATTATGGATCTTGTTAAAGTACTCCACAAGCAAGCAGACGGTATTAAACGTAGACTAGAAATTACAGATATGGTACACGATGCCAAATATGAATTTCAAGTATACAACGGTAATATATACTGGCTAGTATTTGATGAGCGCAAAGAAATTACTAGGTTAGTAAAGCACGGTCCCCAGGAATGGGCCACAGCAGCACCTCAAGAATATAATTACATTTGTAGAGTTAAGTGGTTAGGTGACCACACATGGATAGAAATAGATAACGAAGGAAATCATGTTAATTGAAAAACCAATCTCCGCCGGCGATGTAGTCAGCGTAAAATTAATCAACGGAGATGAGCTAATTGCTCGATTCGAAGGTGAAACAACCGAAGAGCTTAAAATTGAAAAGCCCCTAGCACTTACAATGAGTGGCACAGGTCTAGGTATGATTCCTTGGATGTTTTTAGGAGAGAAGAATTCGGTAACTCTTAAGAAATCACATGTATTCTGTATCATGCTCAGTAAGAAAGACGCTGCTGACCAATATATGCAGGGAACCACCGGTATTGCCCTCCGATAAATATTTGTTTAGGAGCAAGTAATGCCATATGTAAAGGGTGCAACGGTACACGGAGTCGTCCACGTAGCAGACGTTTATAATAGTCCCAATGTCTATGCTAATTTTGTAAATGTAGCATTGTGGAATGATGCTCAAGGTGCCGAGGCTGCTGTACTTGCTGCTATAAATGCTCCCGAATATGTGTTCGAAAGCATTGGCCAAGAAGCCACTGAAGGTGAAGCTACTGATCCAGCCGCGGTTGATGCTGCCCAGCGTGATCTTGTTAATAAAGGTCTACTAAGTCAAGCAGACTTAGACAAGGGCAATACCGCAGGCAATAATCCTAACGCAGCCGACCCTAATCCTGGTGTCCTAAACACCGGAACTGATCCTGGTGCTGCTACAATTTCAGCAGATGTTGATGCTACCGTTCTGTACAGCGGTACTATAGGTAAAGACGAAAATCTTAGAAACATTGTAATAACAGTTAAAGATGTTACTAAGACTCCTGGTGTTATATTCCCTTACGATGTAGCTACAATTGCTCCTCAAAATGGACTAACAGTTCAAGAAGTATGTGATAATTTAAAGGCGTTGATTGTAAATGTTTGGGTACCACTAAAGACTGAGTTCCCAGATGCGTTCATAACCTGCTCATTTAGAAAGGGCGGAGTCGGTAGCCCGACTAGCCAGCATCCTAGAGGACTGGCCATGGACATACAATATTCTAAAGCGTCCAAAGCTGACTATTACACTAGAGCCATTTGGATAAGAGACAATTTGCCCTACGATCAATTCTTGCTAGAATACAAGACAACTGGTACAAAGAAGCCTTGGCATCATATCAGCTTTAAGAAAAATGGTAATAGAGCTCAGGTGTGTACTTTTATGAACGATAGGAATTGTAAAGGGCCGGGTGTCCAAGGGCTGTTTGATTTATCTAACGCTTGACATTAAATACATTTGAAGTTATACTAAGTATGCTTTTGCAGGGGCAGGTCGCGTAGCGGTATGCTGTAGGTCAAATTCCTACCGGCTCGACAGAGGCCAAACACACCCTGGGAAGTCTGTTACTTCTTTAATTTTGGATATCAACATGAAAAAAACGTTAGTGGGAATTGCGTTAGCATTGGCAACCAGCACAGTAGTTGCACAGCATTGGCACAATCGAGCACCAGTATATAATCATTATCACGGTCACCCAACTGATTGGGTCGCTCCGTTGATTATTGGCGGAATTATCGGTGCCGTTATCACTCGTGAAACTACTCCTGTAGTAGTACAGCAACCTACCATCATTGTTCACCAACCTCTACCGTCTAATACTGTTATTATTGACGGACAGCTCTATGTCAAGCAGATTATGCGAGTTGATGGAATTTATCGAGAAGTGTTAGTGCGACAGTAATAGTTGACAAACTTAACAAATACATATATACTGTATGAAGTTGTTTAAAATCCGAAGCCAGATCCACCTGTAGTTATAAAATATTCCATGCTACCATCAATTGTTTACAGTAATGAGCCATATATTGCACAGTACGACAACTGGTTGACGGAAGAAGATATCACAACAATTCTAAATAAGGACTTTAAATTTGTAACTGGGCGAGTACGTCGCCAGGATGGATCTTTACATGTTGATCCTGTTAGACAATGCCATACACATAGAATTGAATATGGCGACGATATATACTTTGATTTGTTAGCCCAGAGAGTGGCGAAGTTTTTTAATATACCAAATCTCATGTATCTCGAATCTTTCCCCTTGATGAAATACAGTCCCGGCGATTATTTTAACTGGCACACTGATTTAACTGGAGGCTTTGAAACACAAAGAACAGCGACTATGATTATGTATCTTAATGATGACTTCACAGGCGGCTCTACCTGCTTTCAACGCCTTGGGTTAACAATTCGCCCCAAACGCGGCAGCGCTCTTGTATACCATTATAGTCCTGCAGAACCGTTGATACATCGAGGCGAAACAGTAACAGTCGGCACCAAGTTTATCTTGAATGCGTTTGTAAGAAATGGCGAGTTTACTATAGAAAATAGGAAATCAGTTAGATACTAAATAAAACTTAAGACTGTATGAAGTAGACAGAAAAGGATTCAAGACCCGGGGGCAGTTCCCGGCATCTCCACCTAAGTGTATCTTGTATATTTAGGTGGGGATGACATAGATATCGATTGGGTCAAGAGTACGGAAATGGACAGTCCGGCAATGTAGAAGCCGTTAGGATTGGGGTAACTCGGTCGAAGAAGCAAAAACCGTAAATGCAAACGACGAACAGTTCGCTTTAGCCGCCTAAACTCGGCTTAGGGTAGGAAATACCTCGTAACAGAAATAACCAGAACCCGCTTCGGCGGGTTTTCTTTTGGCTAAAATTTATTATGTTTGTAACATTACTGTAATCATTTTGTGTTTAAATATTAATATCACAAACACAAGGAGACTTACAGTGAAAAAACTATTTGCTATTCTATTAGCCGCAGTGACTATATCGGCACAAGCCGCAGACATTACAGGTGCCGGCGCTACCTTCCCATTCCCAATCTATGCCAAGTGGGCCGAAGGCTACAAAAAAGCCACAGGCACAGGCATGAACTATCAAAGTATCGGATCATCGGGTGGCATTCGTCAAATCAACGCAAAGACAGTGGACTTTGGTGCAACTGATGCCCCAGTAAGCGGCGAGAACTTAGACAAGATGGGACAAGTTCAATTCCCTGCTATCATTGGCGGAACAGTTCCTGTGGTAAACTTAGATGGATTCAAGCCCGGAGAACTACGCATCACTGGTCCAGTTATGGCTGAAGTGTTTATGGGCAATATTTCCAAGTGGAATGATCCTAAATTAACAGCATTGAATCCAGGTAAACAGTTACCTGATCAACCTATTACCATTGTACATCGTGCAGACGGTAGTGGAACAACATTCAACTGGACAGACTATCTTGCTACTGTAAGCCCAGAATGGCTACAGCGTGTGGGTCGTGGTGCCGCAGTGAAATGGCCGGCTGCTAGTTCAGTAGGTGGCAAGGGCAACGAAGGTGTTGCTGCCAACGTGAACAGAATCAAAGGTAGCATTGGTTATGTAGAGTATGCTTATGTTAAGAAAAACAACATGACGTTCCTACAACTACAGAACAAGAGCGGCAAGTATGTTAGTCCAGATGACTTAACATTTGCCGCTGCCGCTGATGGCGCTGATTGGTTCAGCGTGCCGGGTATGGGATTGAGTATCGTGGATCAAAAGAATCCAAATGCTTGGCCTGTGAGTTCAGCTAGTTTCATCATCATGTATAAGAATCCTGCGAACAAAGCTACCAGCGATGAAGTGCTAAAGTTCTTTGATTGGGCATTTAAGAATGGTAAGAAGATGAGCGAAGAATTAGATTATGTACACTTGCCCACAGTGTTACAAGATCAGATTCGTCAGCGAGTCTGGAGTCAGATCAAGTAAGATTCTCGCCCGTTGACGGCGTACAATGTGATAAGTAGTCAGCATTAAGCCCGCTTCGGCGGGTTTTCTTTTGAATGAACACGATAAATATTTTTATGAAAAC